TGCATTGCGTAGAGCATCATTTGTGCAAGCGATGCAAAACACATATCGCTTTGCATTTGCACAAGACAAAGCGGCACGCAAAGCACGGACTGAACGCAGTTTGTTCAATCAATCACGCTTCGAGTATGTTAGTGACTTGTTTGAAAAACGCAAAGGTATCACTCTAAACGAAAACGGGCGCGATGTTTCTCTATGAAAGTGAAACACAAGTAGAATACGACGGCAACGGCGGATGGACACCAGTAACAAATTAACCTCCAACCTATGTGTGCTACTATGTTGTTTTTAGTAGCACAACTTTTTGGAACAGAATGAGAAGAAAAAACACATTCGACAACGCTTTATGTTGTCGAATACTAAAACAAAAAGACCTTAGAAGGCTTTACAGATGTGTGAGATAAAAGAGTGGTATCCGTTTATTGAAGCGATGTTGGTAGTTGGTTTTGCAATGGCTTATGTGCTGTACGATATTACAGTCACAGACATTCGTAGAAAAAAATGATTGTTGCAGCAGCAACGTGTCTCGCGCTTGTTATGTATCGAGAAGCACGGGGCGAAAGTATTGCAACACAGATTGCAACAGCGCGGATTTTACAAAACCGCGCGGCAAAAAGGAAAACTAGCGAATGCAAGGAATTAAAACGAAAAAATCAGTTTTCGTGGACATCAAAATACAAAGTCGAACCACCGCACCCAGTAGGTTCGAAGGACAGGGCGGCGTGGAGACTGTCACAACGTCTGTCAAAGTCACTCGAAAACTTAAAGGTTATTGGAGTAAAACCGTCGATGGTGTACTTCAACACGGTTTCAATGGGGAAGCGGTTTAAGACGAAAAACAAGCCGCGTCGCATTGGAAAAATGATTTTTTATTGATTGAGGGTGATTTATGGCGTTAATTTCACGCGCTGACTACGCTAAAAAGATTGGGAAATGTTATTCGGCGGTTGCGGGTCGTATCAATCAAGCAGGGATTTATCCAGTATCAATGAAAAGGTTTGGCGATTCAAGAATGGCGCGTTATATGTACAACGAAAAAGACTTGAATAAAATCAGGTTTTACGAAAAAAGCGGGAGACCGAGGCATGAACGAAAAAAAAATAGCTGAAAGAATGTTTTTAAGATTTTTGGAAAAACAAAAGCGTGGCGCGTATAAAAGCCCGCGCCCAAACCGTGAGGGTATGAAATATGACAAAAGCAAAAATAATAGCTGATTCAATCAGTGAACAAGGTATCAGAATTACAACGTTAGAGCTTGAATTTGAGCGGTTTTTGTTGCCGCAGTTCAATACTCACAGACAGTTTTCACGTTCAGCACAATCAAGTCGTGCTGTTCCTGTGCAAAAGATGATTGATGCTTTACAAGATGATAGCAACAGTAACCCGCTTTCATTCATGAAAAACGAAAGCGGTATGCAATCAAGCGAGTATTTAAACGATGATGATTATTTTTCAGCGTTTAGATGCTATGAAAATGCAAAAGCAGACGCTATTAAATGGGCAATTAACCTAAATACAATTGGCGTTCATAAGCAATGGGCAAACAGATTGCTAGAACCATTTAGCACAGTTAAAGTCGTTGTAACAGCTACAGAATGGGATAATTTTTTCGATTTGCGTTTGCATCATGCAGCACAACCTGAAATGCAAGTTTTGGCACAGGCAATGAAAACTGCACTGGATGAATCAACGCCCGTTTTATTAGATTCTACGTTGTGGCACTTGCCGTATGTTTCGCACGATGAATATACTGGAATAGGAACTACGTTTTTAGATTTAGCACTAATCAGCGCGGCACGTTGCGCTCGAGTTAGTTATTTGAATCACGACAATTCAACGCCTGACATTGAAAAGGATTTGTTGTTGGCGCAACGGTTGTTAGCTGACAAACATTTAAGCCCGTTTGAGCATCAAGCCAAGCCGATTTATTTACCGATTCACAGCACGCAATCCCCGATTTGTTTGGATGATTCGTTTTTGGATGGTGTGACACATATTGATAAATGTGGCGTTGAATGGAGTGGCAATTTCAAAGGCTGGATTCAACATAGACATTTATGCTAGAATCAAAGAAAACACGGAATTTTATGAACTATTTGATTGAACGATTACGAGAGCCTAGCACTATCATTGCCCTATTATCGGTTGGTAGTGCATTCTTTGGCTTGGACTTAACACCAGACCAACAAGCGGCTGTTACCATGCTTGCAGGTGCTATTTTTGTGAGTAAGGGATAATTTAGTACGCATTTATATGTCTAATGAATCAGCTACTAAAACAAGTGGTCAAGGAAGACCGAAAGGTGCGCCGAACAAAGTAACAAAAGCACTAAAGGATATGATACTAGCGTCACTTGATGACGTTGGTGGTCAAGCCTATTTAGCGCGTCAAGCTGAAGAAAACCCTGTAGCGTATCTTGGTTTGATTGGCAAGGTATTACCAACAACATTGAATGCAACAGTTGAAGAAAAGAGCGAAAGGCGATTTATCATCGAAAGGGCAAAACGTGACGATAACAACGATTAAGCTCACCGAGCCACAGGAAGACTTTGTATTTAGCACGGCGATTCACCCCGCAATGGTGGCAGGTTATGGCGCGGGTAAAAGTCAAGCGGGTGTTATTCGTATTGCATTGCTAGCATTGAAGTATGACGGATTATCATTTGGTTTTGTTGAACCTACTTACGATTTAATTCGTTTGATTGCGTTCCCGCGCTTTCAAGAAATACTTGAACAATGGGGGGTTGGTTTTAATTTGAATAAATCCGACGCGGTTTTAACACTCGAAAACAATTCACAGATTATTTTTAGAAGTGCTGATAATCCTGAAAGGTTGGTGGGTTTTGAAATTGCCGATGCTTGTATTGATGAAGCCGATACGCTACGACTTGAACAAGCGCGTATCGTGTGGACTAAGATGCTAGGGCGTTGCAGGCAATTAAAACCTGACGGAATGCCTAACACACTAGCAGCCGTATCAACGCCTGAAGGTTTTGGGTTCATGTATGAAATGTGGGGCAAGGAACAACGCAAAGGGTACGAGTTAATCAAAGCACCAACAATGTCTAATCCTTACTTGCCCGAAGGCTACATTGAACAATTAAAAGCCACTTATTCGAGTTCACAGTTAGCCGCATATCTTGATGGCGAATTTGTAAATCTTAACGCTGGTAGCGTCTATCATGAATTTGACAGAAAACTTAATGCAAGCAATGAACAAATTAAAATAGGCGATACTTTGCATTGCGGTATGGATTTTAACGTTACCAATTGTAGCGTTGTTGTTCACGTTATTCGTGATAATGATACTGCTCATGCCGTTGCAGAAATTACAGGCGTGTTTGATACACCATCAATGGCGCGAATCTTAAAAGAGCGATACTCAAACCACCGCATTATGATTTATCCAGATGCAAGCGGCAACAGTCGAAAATCAAATAATGCCAGTGAAAGTGACCATTCAATTCTAAGGGCTAGTGGTTTTCAAGTGCTATCGAATAACCGCAACCCGTTTGTTAAAGACCGCGTGCTGTCAGTCAACAACATGATTCACAATCAAGGCAACAGACGTTATTTTGTCAATCCGATAACCTGCCCGTCACTTGTTGAATCACTGGAAAAACAGGCTTATGACAAAAATGGCGAACCAGACAAGAAAAGCGGATTTGACCATGTAGCGGATGCAACAGGTTATTTCATTGCGTATCGTTATCCAGTCATCAACAATAAGCCGTCATTCGCTCAAATAGTAGGAATATAAATGCCAGTCAATACCGAACATCACGAATTTTCCAAAGCTAAAAAACTATGGCGTAAATGTGAACACGCTGTAGAAGGTCAACATGAAATACACGAACATGGTGAAATGTATTTGCCAAAACTTAGCGGTCAAAACGACGCTGAATATAGAGCTTATGTTAAACGCGCTCTTTATTACAACGCAGTTGGCAGAACGCTTGACGGCTTAACGGGGATGTTGTTTTTAAAACCGCCTAAAGTTGAGCATCCAGCGGCAATGCAATCTATTGTCGATGACATTACGATGACAGGTTTGTCACTGCATCAATTCGCTGAAATGGTAGCGGATGATATTGTGACAGTTGGACGTTGTGGCGTGTTGGTAGATTTCCCACCGATAACTAATGCCGTGACATTGGCACAGGCTCAACAGCTTGGTGCAAGACCTTACGCCACTAAATATGATGCCGATTGCATTATCAATTGGAAAACCAAGCGCGTTAATAATATGCAAATGTTGTCGATGGTAGTATTGAAGGAATCGGCGCAAATCCAGTTAGATGAATTTGAATGTGAAAGCGTGACACGTTATCGCGTATTAGATTTGGTAGAAGTGTATCGGCAACGTTTATTTGAAGAAGATAAGCACGGCAACATTCAACAAATAGGCGATGATATTTATCCGCTAATGAATGGCAATACGATGGCATTTATACCTTTTGAGTTTATCGGCGTTCGTGACAATTCACCATGCGTTGATAAACCGCCTTTGCTTGACTTGGTGTATGTCAATTTGTCGCATTATTGCACCAGTGCAGACCTTGAACATGGCAGGCATTTCACTGGATTGCCTACTGCTGTAGTTAGTGGCGTTCAATTAGAAAGCGGCACAACATTGAGTATTGGCAGTGCTAAAGCGTGGGTATTTCCAGACCCTGCGGCAAAAGCAGCCTTTTTAGAGTTCACTGGTCAAGGTTTAGGCGAATTGCGCGAAGGAATGCGTGAAAAGGAATCAATGATGGCAACGCTTGGGGCTAGAATGTTAGCACCTGAAAGTAAGGGCATTGAATCCGCTCAAACCGCGTCAATCCACCGTGCTGGTGAAAATAGCGTTTTGGCAAGTATATCGCAGTCGATTAGTATTAGTCTTACACACATTTTGGAATGGCTGCGTGACTGGTCAAACATTACGGGTGATGTTAGCGTTGAATTGAATCGTGACTTTGTACCACCAACAATGACGGCTCAAGATTTAACGGCGTTAGTAACAACATGGCAAAGTGGCGCGATTAGCTCAAACACGTTATTCGCACAATTAAAAGCAAATGACATTATCGCAGCGGATGTTACGTTTGAAGATGAACAGGAATTGATTGCAATGAATCCTGTTGGAATGAATCAACCTGCAATGTAATTATGATAGGAAAACCTAACTGGAATGGTGTTAATTTGCCAAAATGGCATCAAGATTATTATCAAGTGCCTGACTGGGCTAATTGGTTGGCTCAAAATGAAAAGGGTTACTGGTGTTTTTATCAACAAATGCCACAGATTTATGGGCTTGAATCAAAAAAAAGCTGTGGTGATTGGTGGATGGTAGGATATGAAAAACACGAAAGAGAGTATTTGTGCATCGGAAAATCAGACCCTAAAAACTGGAAAGAATCACTAGAGAAAAGACCGTGACAACTAACGAACAACTACGCGACAAAACCATTGCACACGAAATCTTATTGGCACAACTAACAACATACAAAACCAATAAGATAATGCGATTACTCGCAGCGGTCGATAGAGACTTAGTCGCCAAACTCAAATCACTCGACATTGAAAGCACTTACTCAATCAAGCGTATTGATGAACAACTGAAATCCATTCGCACCATTATGGATAAGTACAAAGCAACGCTAACAGAACAAATAGATATTGTCTCGAAAGACGTTGCAACGTACGAACAGGAATGGCAGATTAAAACGATTAACGGTGCTGTACCAATTGCACTCGATGTTATTTCAGTCGCACCTGCTACACTTTACCAAGCGATTGATTCAAAGTTATTGCAAGGCAAGCAGGTTAAAGAATGGATTGATAAGTTAGATAAAGATTCGTTCGATAGGATTCAAACAGCCGTTAGAATGGGGCTAGTCGAAGGCGAAACTTACGCGCAAGTCACTAAGCGAATTACTGGAACAAAAGCACTCCAATACAGTGACGGCATTTTGTCATTGAATAACAAGCAAACTAACGCGCTGGTATCGACAACGATTGCACACGCTACTAATACAGCACGCGATGAACTGTACAAGGCGAATAGCGATATTGTTAAGGGCTTACAGTGGGTTTCAACGTTAGATATGCGTACCAGTTCAATTTGTCGCGGTCGTGACGGTCAAGTTTTCCCATTGAATAGTGGTGCAAGACCGCCCGCGCATTTTAGATGTCGCAGTGCGATGGTAGCGGTATTGAAGTCATGGAAAGAATTAGGATTAAAAGAGCCAACGCCTGGAACACGGGCATCAATGGACGGTCAAGTGGCTGAAACCGAAACATATCAAACATGGTTGGCGAAAAAGTCGCATGAATTTCAAGATGAGGTTTTAGGCAAGGCAAAAGCAGACATATTCCGTAGCGGTGTGACGTTGGATAGGTTTGTTGTGAATGGTAAAGAATTAACGCTTGAACAGTTGAAGAAAATTGAGAAATAAAAAAGCCCTCACAATGAGGGCTTTGCTAAATCAATCAATTTACTAATCGTTGAGCTTATGCCGCCTTGTTGTTTTAACCATTCCAACTGTGACGGCTTTAAGCAGATTTGAGCGCGAACCACGCGCTCACTGGTATCACCTAACTTTTTACGTCCGCGCATTTATCATCCCGTCACTTTTTGAAATTGCATCAACGTAGTCGTCGTGTTCTTTCTTAGCTTTTTCAACCGATTCAAAATCGCCGTTAAATTTAGCTAATTTTTCAGCCTGCCCAAGCTTATATGCCAGCTTCATTAGCACAGCAAAATCACATAAAACCATTTTACACCTCGAAAGTTAGCGCGGCTAAACGCCGCGCTGTTGTTGTTAAATTCTAGCAGCTCTTGCAATTTTGTTTAATTCACTATCACCAAGAAATGATAATTGCAAAAACATATCAGCACCATGCAAAGCAACTTGTTTATAGTGAAGGTTTTCATCACACAATTTTTTGTTTTTTGCTTTAATTTGTGCGTTTAATGATTCAATAATGTTGCTTATTAACGATGCTTTAATTGTTGTGTTCATTTTCTTATCCTCTGTGTGCAGTTAAAATTTAAATCACGGTTTAATTATACACAATAATTTTTAATTTTACACACTTTTTTTTATTTGTTTTTTAATAGATAATCCGCGCATCTAAACAACGCCATTGGTTAGATTCCTAAAATGAAAAGCCTAAGATTGCAAACACGGCTTAAAAAGTAATTGCAGATTTTCGGTGCTTCTAAAAATCGCAGTCAGTTCCAAACTTTCGGAGGTGTGGGAAACTGTTTCATGCGTATGAATATCGATATGTCTCTAGCTGCTGAGTATAAATGCAGCTTTTTATTTAAACAGGCAGAGCCTAACAACACCCAGAGGGTAATATGACAGACAAAATTTATACACAAATCGAACTGGAACAAGCTATTGAAGAGGCTACCAGTTCATTAGTGAAAAAGAAGAACGAGCTTTTAGCAGAGCTAAAAACGGCGCGTAAAAATGCAGAAAACAGCATTGATGCTGATAAATTGCAAGACAAGATTGAATCCCTTGAAACCGAGCGTGATACGCTTTTAAAACAACAAAAAGAAAATACTAAAGCGTTAGAAACCGCGACTAAATTACTTGAAAGTGAATCAGGATTTACCAGTAAATTGCTTTTAGATAACGGATTGACTGACGCATTAGTCAAAGCAGGGATTGCACCGCAGTTTTTGCCAGCGGCTAAGTCTTTGTTATCGACACAGGCAAAAATCATTGCTGAAGGCGATACACGCAAAGCCGTAATTGGTGATAAGGAATTATCCGCATTCGTAAAAGAATGGACGGCTAGCGACGAAGGAAAACATTTTGTACAAGCACCAACCAACGGGGGCGGTGGCGCGGATGGCAGTAAAACCCCAAACACAAATGACTTAATGAAACTATCACCAGTCGAACGCATGAACGCGGCACGAGCGCAAGCAAAGTAAAGCCAATCGTCCATAGTTAGGCTGGTGCAATATCAGTTTAACTATGGAGTAAAAACATGGCTTTAACATTATTAGAAGCTGCAAAACTCGAAACAGGTAACGCATACAAAAGCGGTGTTATTGAGTTATATGCAGGTTCAAGCGAAATTCTCGCCAATCTTCCCTTTGAAAATATCAGTGGCAACGCGCTTTCTTATATGCGCGAAGAATCATTGCCAGGCGTTGGCTTTCGTGGTGTGAACGAAACTTACACGGCATCAACAGGTGTATTGAATCCATTGACTGAATCGTTAGTGATTGCGGGCGGTGATTTGGACGTTGATAAATTCATCATTGACACAATGGGGATGCAACAACGTACCACGCATGAACAAATGAAAATCCGCGCATTGGGTTTAGCTTGGACAAAGAAATTTATCAAAGGCGATAATCAATCAGACCCGCGCGAGTTTGACGGTTTGCAGGTTCGTGTTGTTGGAGACCAAAAAATTGCAGCAGGTTCAACAGACGGCGGCACGGCGTTATCACTTGCTAAACTTGATGAGGCAATTGACCAAACGTTAAATCCTACGCATTTGTTAATGTCAAAAGCAATGGCGCGTAAATTCGCTGTAGCGGCTAGAACATACACAATCGCAGGTTATATCAGCTATGACATTGGACAGTTCGGTCAACGTGTCATGTCTTACAACGGCATTCCAATTATTACTGTTGACTTAGATAATGCGGGATTGCCTATTTTAGGCTTTAACGAAGTCAGTTATACATCAAGTGCGTGGGGCGGTACTGCAACGGGTGCATCGATTTATATCTTGTCGATGGGCGCGGATGGTTTAACAGGCTTGCAAAATGGCGGCATTGATGTTCGTGATTTAGGCGAATTACCAACTGCACCCGTATTTAGAACCCGCATTGAATGGTACAACGGCATGGCAATCTTCAACGGTCGCGCTGTAACCCGTTTGGGTTCAATCGCAAATTCTGCAATCGTAGCGTAAGGGGGATTCATGGCTAATTTATATTCACAATTTACGTTTGACGCGGCGTTATTATTGCGTGCTGATGGCGCGGCAATTACGTCAACTGAAACCAATGCAACCATTCTTGACTTAGGCAATGGAACTATTGATGGTTACGCTGTTTTTGATGTTACCGCTATGGACGTTACAACAGGCGATGAAAGCTACAAATTCATGCTTGAAATGTCACCAGACGCGGCTTTTGGAACAGCGGGCAATATCCGAGTGGTTGCTCAATTACATATCGGTGGCGCAACAGCTACAGCACCAAATGGCGCGGCTGATACAATCGGGCGTTTTGTGTTGCCTTTCAGAAATGAACGTAATGGCACGACGTATCGCTATATGCGTTTGTACACGTTGATTGCTGGTACAAGTCCAAGCATTGACTTTAGTGCGTTTTTAGCTAAAGACGAATAGTTTTACCATGCAAAAGAAAACCCGCTTTTTTAAGGCGGGTTTTTTATTATCTATTGATTTGCCTTTCTTAGTGCCGCAAAAACAATATCACTTTCTTCTTTAGTGAATTTAGCGGTTTTAATTGATATCTTCAAAGCCTCGAGCAAATCAGGTGCAGCGGCTATAAGTTTTGCGTTGTCAACCGATTCAAAAAACCTATGATTTATTATTGCAATAGTTCTTGAGTTGCTAAGATTTGTTATATCCCCTGTCAAATCATTTACAACCCAATGCGCCTGTGTGTGTTTAGTTGCCATCACTCACCCTCAATAACTCTTAACGCATTTTGACGATACAACTTGATTTCCGTAATCATTTTCAAGCTGCTGTTTTACTTTTGTACACTGCTGATGTGCGTTTGACATGCCGTACACAAATGCTTGATGAATAACAACGGGTGCTTTTCCACCATGTCCGTCGCCTGTTGGAATCAACAGAATTACAATTAACAACCACATCTTTCATATCCCACGCGCTGAAACTTAGCAAGGAAATCTTCGGTTGCTCTGGTGTAGTCTTTGTTCATTTTTTAACTCCAATAAAAAACCCTGCTAACAATACAGGACGAGTGCATTATTAAACAGGGTTAAGAATAAATTCTTTAGA